GCTAAATGCCGGTATCGAAAAACAAAAAGGCTCAGTCAAAGGTACTGCGAACATCCCAACAGGCGATAAAGTTATGTTTGGTGATGCGTTTGAAATGACCCGATATAACATGGGCGCAACCTTTGGTGACCTCAATGTTGATGTCAGCGGTATGCCGGGAGAAGGCATTGATCGCGGACGAGTAAAATACAAACTCAATAAGAATGGCGATGAGCTATCTATTGAGGGCGATAAATCTGGAAATATCTCCGCCGGATTACGCTTATCTTTTTAACGGCTACCTGACAATCCCGTCAGCCCCGTAACCTGCGGCTACCTTCTTATGCCAAGAAGCCCCGCGTGATAGGAGAAAACAATGGCAAAACATCGCGGACATCGCGCAACTAAAGCGAACGATTCTTTCGGAACTATCAACGACGGACAACTTTATCGAGGTAAATACCGAGACGAAGTCTACGAAGATGAAGATGATGTAGAACAAGAAGCAGCGGACCCCTCTGAAAAGGAAGAAGAGGCTACTCCCGAAGCAACAAGTTTTGCAGAACCAAAAGAAGGTTCGGATACGGACTATAAGAAACGTTACGACGACCTCAAACGTCATTATGACGCGAAAATTGAAGAGTTTAAGGCTGAACGCCAAGAACTAATCGAGGCTCAACAAGCAGGTAAGGATAGCGGGCTAAAAGCGAGTGAACTCCCTAAGACCCCAGAGGAATTAGAGCAGTTTAAAGCAAAGTACCCCGACGTCTACGCTATCGTAGAAACCGTTTCTTCTATGCAAGCAGAAAACCGTATGAAGGAGCTGTCTGAAGAGGTTCAGTCTCTTAAAGGTAAAGAGAAAGAACTCAAAGTACAGTCTGCATACAAAGAGCTACTTGCAAACCATCCGGATTTTAACGATATCAAAACTAACGAGAAGTTTTTGGCGTGGTTAGACCAACAGCCACAATCTATCGCAGATGGTATCTATAAAAATAATACGGATGCAGTCTGGGCATCTCGTGTCGTCGATCTGTATAAAGCAGATATGGGCGTTACGACTAAAAAGCGCAAATCCGCAGACGCTGATCCCGCAGCCACAGTCAAGGCTCCAAAGTCTCGTGAGGTGGGTGATGCAAACTCTGATAAGAAGATGTGGAAAGCATCTGAGATCGGAAAGCTCAAGGCATGGCAATTCGAAAAGTATGAGGCTGAAATCGACGCTGCACGTGCTGAAGGGCGAATCGACTATTCACGTTAAATAACAATAAAGGTAATTTAAAATGGCATTTGGTAGTGCATCAGGTTATACCAACCTTCCTAATGGTAACTTTACTCCAGAAATCTTTTCGCAAAAGGTTCTGAAGTTTTTCCGTCGTGCTTCTGTAGTAGAAGATATCACCAACACCGATTACGCGGGTGAGATTGAAAACTACGGTGACACTGTACGTATCATCAAAGAACCAACAATCACTGTATCTAGCTACTCTCGTGGTGCGACTGTATCTCCACAAGATTTGGCAGACGATCAGATCACTATGGTTGTTGACCAAGCTAATGCATTCGCATTCAAGATCGACGACATCGAAGAGCGTCAGTCACACGTTAACTTTGAAGCGTTGGCTACTTCTTCAGGCGCGTACTCTCTGAAGCGTAAGTATGACGCAACTGTACTCGACTCAATGGTAACCAATGCGGGTATCAATGGTGAGTCAGGCGCATCTGTACAGCAAGTAACTGGTATCGGTACTTTGGCAACTCCATTGTCAGTATCTACTGGTGACATCGCTGTTAACACCATGTTGGCAATGGCTCGTGCATTGGACGACCAGTCTGTACCAGAAGAAAATCGTTTCTTCGTTGCTCCTCCTGCATTCTACGAAACTCTGTTCTCAGCAGGTTCTAAGTTCGCAGAAGTTCAAGTAACTGGCGACCAGACTTCTCCACTGCGTAACGGCTTGGTAATGCAAGGCATGATCGCGGGCATGAAGTGCTACAAGACCACTGCATTGAACGATTCAGGTACTGACATCGTTACTTTGACTGGCTTGGGTTCAGGCGAGAATGCAATCATTGCAGGTCACATGTCTTCAACTGCTACTGCTTCGCACATCGCGAAGACCGAAGTGGTTCGTGACACCGGTACTTTCTCTGATATCGTTCGCGGCTTGCACGTGTTCGGTAGCAAAGTACTTCGTCCAGAATCATTGGTTCGTGG